TAGAAAGTCTGGAAAGACCTGACAAATACACTAATATAGATCATACAACAGCACTAATCGATGAATATGGATTCAGTAAAGAATACGCTGAGAAAATTCGAAGTGAATGGGTATTAGAAGTTTTCAAAAGAATACCTTTCACTCCCGTGGAGAGTTAAAATGAGTGACAGAGAAGTTACCGAATTTATAGCAATGTTTAAAGGAGTACTACCAGACCCAGATCACTATCCAAAATCTTTCGACTATTATTATGAACTATATAAACATATCAAGGGGAAATGAATGTTTGAACTAATTATTATGATGATGCTATTTTCGAATAACAATCAAGAGTTTTTTGACGCTAGTCAAGCAAACATTAATGATGGAAAAACTTGGCAATATGTGGGCGCACAACCTGTACCAGAAGGTCATGTTGCACTTCCATCAGTAAATCCAGACACTGGTGAAGAGACCATTATCTTCCAGAGAAAATAATCTGATAAATATGGTTGACACACACACTAAATTATGATATAATACAGTTATACTAAAAATATTACAGCAATAATTCAGCATATATGGAGAACACAATATGTCTTTCGCAAATCTAAAACGTAATCGCGGTCAAATTGATCGTCTTACTGCCGCAGCAACTGCCCAATCCAGCACAACAAAATCCTACGTCGATGACCGTATGTGGAAACCCACGGTTGATAAACAGAATAATGGTTATGCCGTTATTCGATTCTTGCCAGATGGTCAAGAAAGTTCTGAAGTACATTTCGTGCGTTATTGGGATCATGCCTTTAAAGGTCCAACTGGCAAATGGTATATTGAAAAGTCTCTAACTTCGATTGATCAACAAGACCCTGTCGGAGAATACAATTCGAAACTCTGGAATAGTGGTATTGAATCTGATAAGGAAACAGCACGGCGTCAAAAGCGGCGACTGCACCATGTTTCAAATATTCTGGTAGTTTCTGATCCTGGAAATCCAGATAATGAAGGCAAGATTTTCATGTATCAATATGGTAAGAAAATCTTCGATAAACTTATGGATGCTTGGTCACCAGAGTTTGCGGATGAAACACCGATGAATCCATTTTGTATGTGGGAAGGTGCGGATTTTAAACTCAAAATTCGTGACGTTGAGGGTTATCGTAACTATGATAAATCTGAATTCTCAGCACCACGCCAAGTGTCGGAAAGTGATGAACGCCTAGAGGAAGTATACGACAAGTGTTATGATCTTTCAGAATTTACTGATGCGTCACAATATAAGTCTTATGCTGAACTCGAAACCAAGATGCGAAATGTTCTTGGTCAGACTGCACCAGAACCAACAATGGCGCAAACTGCTTCATTGGGTGAGGAAAAGGCACCAGCATTGGATGATAACATCCCAGACTATGCGCCAGCACCTAAAGCAGAACCAGCAGGCGAAGACAATACTATGGATTACTTCGCAAGTCTAGTTAATGAAGACTAGTCTCCATACATAGGAAATGCCCAGCGTAGCGCACTATCTGCTACGCTGGACAGACTACCACCGTTCAGCATAGTAGTGTTCTGTTGAACATTTGATGATGTAGAATTATCCATAATTACTGCGCCACCAGATACTTTACCACTATTCGCTTTTGCCAATTTCTCAGCATCAAGAACTTCGGTTTCCAATCGATTAGACAGTTGATCGAGTCTCTGATCTGTTTCTATCCGCATTCGTTGTGCTTCAGATTGATCGTCCTCTGTTCTGTCTAATGACCAATTCAAAAAAGTATCTCTTAGATTATTAACGCCACCTTCAAGGTCTGTACTAAAACCAATCGCGCCAGTTGCCATATCTGCTAAACTAGCAAAACTACCAGCAACACCTGAAAGCGAACCAGTAATACCTACTCCAATACTCTCAGTAAGAGTTTCTGGTTTAAATTTATTTAATGCTTCAGTAGCACCATTGATACCATCGTATGCTGCCATGCCAATCGCTAAGACTTGTCCTGCAATTGGAATTCCTCTTGCACCAGCAAGACCAATTTTTCCAAATTTAGCAAATTTACCTACGTTGGCAGACTCTGCCAGAGATAACGCACCCCCTGATATTTTACTTCCAAATTGAACACCTTTTTTACCACCACGGTTCATATCATATAAATCGTCACCAGCACCAAACAGATTTCCAAATTTCTGGAAAATTCCTCGTTTTCCACCTCGCGCTCGATTCTTCCCTTTACCTTTACCGTCACGATCAAGGTCGAGTCCACCGCCACTTAAAAGTTTTGATGCCAATGCCTTTGTAAGCGCAACCGTTGCAACAGTATTTGCAGAGATTGCTAATGTCATTGCCCCTTGGATAACTGTCCCAATGAGATTGATACCAACACTTAACCCAGCAATTCCTAGTCTCAATAATTTCAGTGGACTCAGCAACCCACCCAAAGCAACGGTTAATGCGAGAATTTCTGCGATGCCAAATTCTTTACCAATAAATTCTTTTATAGTATCTCTCAATGGTCCAAGACCTAAATCTTGTACTACACCTTCAAAAAATATTTTTGTCTCTTCCCACATGGTTTTCATACCATCAAGTGCTGTTTGAAGAGATGGAAATGCTGTAAGCATTTGATTCACTGCTTCTTTCAAGACCCCAAAAGCACCACCTTCAGCAAAAGCACCACCGATTGATTTCAAAGCACTAGTCATTGTTTCACCAAAGAGTGGCATACCAAAAAGTTCATCTGCTTTGTTATTGATTGCATCAAGTATACTGAAACCTGGGTCTATGCCCAACTTATCCCTAAATCTTGAAACTAGAAATGCAACTGCACCACCAGCAAGAACTGTCGCTAAAATTGCTCCAGTAAAACCACCAAATCCTTGCATAATTTCGGAAACATTCGCTAGGTTTCCCAGCAGTCCACCTTCTCTATTTCCAGACCGCGAAACACCTTTTTTGGCAAGAACTCCACCAACCTTTTTTCTATCACGTTTTTCTTCAATACCAGCAAGTTTTGCTTCTGCTTGGTTTGAAAGAAATTTAGAAAACATAGAAACTAAACTAGACATACTTTTGCCTATGTTTTTAATTTCGGATATTAATTTGGGATCAGTACCTTTACCAAAAAATTTACCAAATATATTTCCAAAGAATCCAAAAAACCCTCCAAATAACTTCTTAGTTCCTTCCCATGTTGCTTTTAGACTATCTCTTACAGATGTGAACGCTCTTATAAATGGTGATGTGAGAGTGGTGGCGAGTGCTGTGAAAGGTGCTGTAATGGCATTTGCTAGGTTTAATGTTAGCATCTTAGGCATCATTACCAACGATCTTGCCATATCAGTAAGACTTTTTAGACCAGGAATTCGTATGCCACCGCCCATTTTTTGGACAGACTTTTCTAAATTGGTGAAACCTTTTTTGATTTCATCAAGTGTTGATTTATTCAACTCCATACTTCTGAGGTTAATATCAGCAATATCTCTGCTGTTTATTTCTCTTACCTCATTTATCGTTGTTCCAAATGCCATTTTTTAATCCTAGTTCTACTGTTGCGCTCTTGCTCTATCATTTTCTGCTTCAACATGCTGTATCAATAATGTAATGTATATTTCTCTTTCCCAAGGCATCATATTATCAAGTTCTGTTAACGAATATTTGTGATCTTGCATCAATTGGAAATTGGTCTTATAATGACTTAATAGGTTATCATGGGAAAGAGCAATTAAAAAAAATCATCTAATCCTTCCAACGTAAAGTTGTTTGGATGTTTACATTTCGCACAATCAAAATTTACAGTTTCAGACAACTTTGGCATAGTCTGAATCCATTCTTTTACTTTATCAAATTGTGTTGATGAAAGTGATCCGATAAAATCTTGAATTTCATCTTGACTTTCATCAGAAAGGTCAAATCTTTCGTCGGTTGTCTCCAAAACTTTCATACATTTACTAATCATTTGAAAAGTCTTTACTGTGTCGCTTGTCGTATCATCTCTATCCGCATCCATAATAGATTTAAAATTAGGATAACCCATATGTAAGGTCATATCTTCAGTTATCGAAACTTCATTGGGTATAGCGTGTTCTGAAACTTCAACTTTTGATAGATCGATGGATACTGGGTTGTCTGCCTCACATTCCTCACATTTGATTGTAACGCTAGTGTTTTCTCCTACAGATTTTGATCTGAGTTTGAGAAACATATATTCAACATCAAAAGAAGTTAATTTGTTTTCATCAATCTCATCACCATCAACACATGCCATGATAGTATCAACAATTGCATTTACGGTTGCTTTTTTGTCTTCAGATTCCATTGCCAACATTAAGATTTTTTCTTCTTTAACAAGGTATGGTCTAAATCTGATTTTTGTCCCTGTTGATGGGACAGTCAATTCATATTTTGGTTTATCATTTAGTTTTGGTAGCGCCATTATTTACTTCTCCAATTTGTGTATGTCAAGGATAGACTCATCTCAACAAGACCGTCGAGATCATTCTGTAATTCAATATTGTTCATTGATGTTGGAAATGCGCCCTCAAGCACACATGTGTATACTTTTTCTGATCTAGGATTACTTAGTCCACCTGGAACAACAAGAGGGTTATTGATGGGATATGTGGTTTCACTGTTTATATGGGCAAGTTGATGTATCACCACTTCTTTAGCATAACCACTACCATCTTCTCGATTACCGTACTTATAACCCAATTCATAAGTATCGTTATTCACCGCTAAATTCATCCAACTTTCAATATATCTTTTTATATTGTAGTCGTTAGTTACATGAAATGATAAACTAATATCATCTACCACAAATGTATTAGCAACTTTTTCTGTTACAATTCCAATTACTCTGTCTGCTGTTGAAATTGATCTTGCTGGTAATTGAACATTTTTGCAAAGTATATTTAAATCCTCACCACTTATATTCACTCCAGGAATACGTGGCAGTTCTACGTGGAAAAGGTTTGATTTTGCAATTCCTTTTCTGATGGTACTTTTGAACTTTTCTATAGTTTGTACTGGGATCGTTTGCATTAGATCATACCTCTTGATATTTTATGCACTTTTGCTTGAGACATTTTTTGAAAATCAGCAGTCGGTAAAAAGGCAGCAATCTCCCATTCTGGCGCTGGAACCAAAGCAAATCGACTTCTTACATGATTTGCCAAGTAATGTTTATAGCAAGGTCTAAAGTATTTAAATTGTGCAGCACCTTGAAGTAGTTCATAAGACATTTTAAATTTAGTAGAATCGTTATATTTCTTATTATTTGTAATTTCTAACAAACTATCAAGAAATTTTGCACGTAAGGTCATAGGCAGATAGTGTAAATTTAATCCTGCAAAACCGCCTTTTGCTTTCCCAACTATGATTGTAAGAGGAAAACTATCATAGTATGGTAGTGTACTCTTGCCTTTTGGGTCATAGAAATACATGAACATCTTGCCAACTGCTGACCTATTTTGAAGTTTGAGTGACTCATCTTGCATGAGTTGATTTCTATTTAATTTACCCATTTTAGATGCTTTATCTCTAAACCAAGAAATTGATTCCTTAGTCCTAGGGGTAATACCCGCCCTAAATGCTTGTACTTCTAGATTTTGAAACAGATTAGACATGTGTATTCCCAAAGTTATTCAATGTTATTTATATGAAATTATAGACGTTTTAATTTTTTCAACTTTGGTAATGGTTTAAGTTGCTTGGGCATGATGCCCATTTTAGTCAATGTTTTTTCAGTCCAAATTTCGAACTTCCAACCTCTATCTTTAGCATATTGATCTGCTGCTTGCCATTTATTCATATTTTTAATATATGTCATACCCTCATTGATATAACGCTTAGTTTGTCGAGTTGGAATCTTAGGTGGTCTGGTTTGGGAATCTGGTTTTATTTCTATGAGATAAGTTTTATCATTCATCTTTATCTTTAAGTCCATAAAATACCTGTGATATTTTTTATCGACTTCATAGTAGTATGGAACTACCACTTCTTCAGATGACCATTCGGTAATCTGGGATTGACTGTCGCACCATTGAAAAGCATATCTTTCCCACCCAGAACGATATATTACGTTATCTGGGTCGCCTTTATACTTTTTACGGTTTTTTATTTTGTATTTGCCTTTATGTGTTCTCATTTTTCTCATATAAATAATGGTGTATCGAATGTATTTATGGAAAAAATAACATGCCAGGAACTAAACTAGAATTCCCACAGAACCATGCTGATCGTTATAAAGCAAGAATAAGATTTGAAACTCTGATAGTCGATCCTATTTCGGTAGGAAGTATCATGAATGCTCATGCTTCAAATTCCACTGATCCTGCAAATTATGGGGCAGTTGCACCAGAAGGATTTACAAAATTCTTAGACTTAGGTGGTTCTTTTTCTAATAAGATACAGTTCAATGATACAGAACTTTTAAGAAACCAAGTGAAACGAAGGTCTGGCGAAACTTGCCATCTCTATATGCCACCTTCAATACAAATACAAGACGGTGTTTCATATGAAAATGTGGAATTTGGGTCATTCGCAAGTGGTCTAAATCAGATATTAAATAGTGGATCAAATGCAACTGAGGCAGCACTCAAAGCAGTTACAGAATCCAGTATTTTTACAGATGCCGCAAAGATCGTAAGCAGCGAATTTCAAAGTCAAGACTTGGCGCGAGTGGGAATTTCAAAACTTGTAAACACATTTTCGCCAGCAGGAGTTTCTGGTGCTGTTCGATCATCTTTACAAACAACCCCCAATCCTAATATGAGAGCAATATTTAAAGCAGTTAATTTACGAGAATTTTCTTGGGCATTTAAACTTATTCCAAACTCACAAGAAGAATCAGATGAAATTAGACTCATAATTAATTGGTTTAGAAAAAATTTGTATCCAGAAGGAATAGTAAGAGGCAATATTACTGTT